AAAGCAAACAGTAAATATCGGATCATCTGCAAATGATGGGACAGGCGATACGCTGAGGGACGGTGCTGACAAACTCAACGACAACTTCAACGAAGTGTACGATGCGTTGGGTGACGGCACAACGCTGACTGATCTGATCAACGCCAGTGGTGAGGTTGACGTATCGAGCGGTGAAAACAAGTTGGTATTTTTGTATTCCGCTGAAGGTGATTTGCCAAGCGCGTCAACGTACCACGGGGCAGTTGCGCATGTTCACGCAACAGGGGCGCTTTACTACGCGCACGTGAACTGGAACAAGGTGGTTGCCGATATATCGGATGGTCCGATTACAAATTACACGCATCCCGGACCGCAGTTGTTGTATACGACCACGGGTGATACAACGTCCTCGTATTATCGTTTTTCGGGCCCCGGCGTAGATACAGGCAACAACCCTGATTTCACTGTGTATCGTGGCCATACATACATCTTCGATAATAGCGCGAACTATCCGTCGCACCCATTAGAGATCCGAGTATCTGCGGGTGGTTCTGCGTTTACCGAGGGTGTCACCCAATTGACGGGCAACGCTGGCGAAATTGTTAAGTTTGTTGTTCCTCATGAGCCAAGTGACACGTCACTTGTTTACCAATGCACCGTCCATTCAGGAATGGTCGGTAATATCACTATTACCTGAAGGAGGTAATCATGAAAAAGACCAAGGGATACGCTCGAGGCGGTGCCGCAAAAAAGACCAAGGCCATGGCCGCAGGCGGCAAAATGCCGATGGTGAAAGATCCGAAAACAGGGAAGATGGTTCCCGAGTTTGCGGCGGATGGCAAGGGCAAGATGGCCAAGGGCGGAATGACGAAATCTTCTACTACGAAGAAGAAAGCCGGTGGCGCGATGAAGGGTACTAAGGGCATGGCCAAGGGCGGCGCCACTAAGGGCACCAAAGGTATGGCCAAGGGCGGCGCCACGAAAAAGACCAAGGCGATGGCCAAGGGTGGTGCAACCAAGAACACAAAAGCGATGGCGAAAGGTGGTGCGACCAAAAAGACCAAAGCAATGGCGAAGGGTGGTGCAACAAAGAAGGCAAAGGGTTATGCTAGGGGCGGCGTAGCTCGTGGTACAGGCGCGGCTACAAAAGGAAAGAAATTTAGCCGGAGCATGTAATGTCTTATTTGATCTCGAACGTACCCAGTTTCAAATGCTGGGTGCGTAAAGAGTTTACTGCAAACCATCAGGATTATCATGGAGAGTTTATTCACGCGCTTGCGTTCGCTGTTAACACGATCCCAGACAGATCACTCAGCTTCCAAGTCGTGTTCACAGGATGTGAAATCGACCACACCGGAGAGGACAATGTCCACGGAGGAGCCATGTGGGCAAGAATGCCCATCCAAGCCCTCGTTGCAGACATCCCCTTGGATGAGTGGCCAGACCCAATGGACGACCATTTGGCGCAACCTTGGGACTGCGAGTCTCGCCACCACTCAGTGGTGGTTATGGACCGCGTCAGCTCAAGCCCGTGGATTGGAAAAATTGACGGAGAGTTTTACGAAGGCCGGTACATGTTCACTGTGGACTACACCGAGCACGAAATCGCAGACTCCCCAGACCAACACAAACAGTCTCACGTCATGTACCTCACTGAGGGACCGTGGGCAGGAAACATCGTCGCACTCCCGAACAACAGAGTGAGGGCAACAAGCCCGGCGCTTTGGAGAACTGGAGAGGGGGCACCGGACTTCGCGCCGAGCCAATACCTACATTCAGCCGAAGGGCACTCGAGTTACACAGACCCCTCGGTCACATTTAACAATCTGTATATGGACACAGAATGACGTTAGACGAACTCAAACAGCAGATACAGGATTATTGCGAGAACACAGAGACCACGTTCGTCAGCAATCTGGATAATTTTATCGAGAGTGCTGAAGAGCGGATCTTCAAAAATGTTCAGTTGAACTTTTTTCGTAGAAATCAGACTGGTGCGCTTACGGCATCAAATCCATATCTGAACTGTCCGAGTGATTTTCTAGCGCCATTTTCTTTGGGGTTCACGTCAGGAACAACGAAGTCGTTTCTGTTGTACAAGGACGTGAACTTCCTTCAGGAGGCGTATCCAGATACATCGGTGACTGGTGCGCCCGTATACTATGCTTTTTTTGATATAAGCAACTTTTTAATTTCTCCGACACCAGACCAAAACTACACTGTCGAACTGCACTACTACTACCGGCCAGCGAGCCTGACGGTGCAGGGTGGCAGTGGAACGACATGGCTCAGTGAGAACGCGCCACAAACACTCCTGTACGGTTCCTTGATCGAGGCGTACACGTTCATGAAGGGCGAGACAGACGTAATTACCAATTATATCAATGAGTTCAATTCATCTCTTGAGCGATTGAAGAACTTTGGTGAGGCTGTCGAAGAGACGGATGCGTACCGTGTTGGTTTAATTCGCAGGAAGAAGACGTGATGGAATTAAATTTTGCAATGCCCGAAACACCTATTGTGAAGATACACACAACAAACAACAGGGGATTCACCCCAGAAGAAATCGCAGAACGTTGCGCGGACAAGTTAATCAGTATTTCTGACTCGGCCGACCCAGTCTTGCAACAGCAAGCCAGAGCGTTCCGTACAGATATGGTGAAGGCAATTGCCTTCTACATGAAAGAGGCCATCCAGTCCGACAGGACAACCATTTATAATAGTCTTGTAGATGCGGGCCAACCTCAACTTGCCAATGCAATAAGGAGTCTTTGACATGGCAATTTCCCAAGCGATGTGCACATCTTTCAAGCAACAGTTGTTGGAAGGCAAGCACAACTTCCGCTCAGGCGGACACACGTTCAATCTGGCACTGTTCACATCCTCGGCAACGTTGGATGCGACTACAACCGATTACTCAACGTCGAACGAAGTTTCTGGAAGCGGATATAGTGCGGGTGGTGCGGGTCTGACGAACGTCAACCCAAGTACATCAGGCACGACCGCGCTGACCGATTTTGCTGACCTGACGTTTTCGTCAGCAACGATCACTGCAAATGGTGCATTGATCTACAACACCACCACAGAAGGCGGATCCGGCACAACAGATGCCGTTGTTGTTCTTGCATTCGGTGGAGACAAGACTTCAACCGCAGGGGACTTTACGATTCAGTTCCCAACTGCTGACGCATCAAACGCAATCATTCGTATCGCATGAGGTAAGCCATGGCAAACATTACCGGCTGGGGTCGAGGGACTTGGTCCCAAGGGGCATGGGGCGAACCCATCCCTGTCGAGCTCACTGGTGAGTCTGCCACTGGTGAGGTTGGGTCTGTTGTTGTATCGGTCAACGATACAGTCGCAGTATTCGGTAACGAGGCCACGACAGCAGTCGGTACGGTTACTGTTGCCGCAGATGCCGATGTACCCGCAACCGGTCTTGAGGCAACCACTGGTGTTGGTTCTGTTGCAATCATCGCTCAGGCTAATGTATTTCCAACGGGATCCGAAGCAACGGGTGCTGTGGGCGATGTTACAGTCACGGCAGACGCCAATGCTCCAGTCACGGGTATTGTTGCAACAACATTTGTTGGCACAGTTACAGTGGCCGCAAATGCGGACGTGGCGGTTACTGGTGAAAGTGCAAGCGCAGAAAATGGCTCTGTCGTTGTCACTGGTGACGCAAATGTTCCGACTACTGGAATCGCCGCAACAGGCCAAGTCGGCACTGTTTCAATCATCGCAGATGCTAATATTGATGTAGTGGGATCGTCTGCGACAGGGGTGGTCGGTGATGTCTTTGTGTGGAGCCAAATCACTCCAGATCAAAGCCCGAACTACTCAGGAATCGGCCCGAACCAAACACCAAACTGGACACCAATCACAGCAACCCAAACACCTGATTGGGAAGAGATCGCCGCTTAGGAGAGCTAAATGGCAAGTACATATACCACCAGAAACGGCATCGAGCTGATCGCAACGGGCGAGCAGTCCGGTACGTGGGGTGACACTACCAACACCAACTTACAGATCGTGGACCGTGTACTGTCTGGCGTGGGTACGATTGATCTGTCTGGATCAGGTGCGGCACATACTCTGACAACCACTGACGGCACGTTGACTGACGGCATGTATAAGCTGTTGGTTCTGGATGGCGCGACCGAAACATGCACAATCACCATTGCCCCGAACGATGCACAGAAAATCTACTTTGTTTACAACAACTCTGGAGAGTCCTGTGTATTTACTCAAGGTTCAGGCGGCAACGTTACAATTGCAGATGGCGACACTAAAATCATCTATGCGGATGGTGCAGGTGCTGGGGCG